CTCGTCATCGTGCCTGTGCGTAACGAGTTGGACGAAGTGACGGGCTACTATCCGATCCTTCCGAAGAAGTGCGAAGTCGTGGATGTGGACGGCGAGCCTTGGCTGCGCTACACCTTCAAAGACGGAAGCAAAGCTGCGGAGCGCTTCGGGGACTGTGTCGTCCTCACGAAGTTCCAGTTTAGATCAGACTTCTTTGGCTCAAAGAACAACGCGCTCGATCCGACGATGAAGCTGATCCACGTTCAGAATCAGGGCATCGAGGAAGCTGTTAAGAACGGCGCCTCATTCCGCTTCATGGCGAGGATGAACAACTTCGCGAGCACGGAAGACCTGAAGAACGAGCGGCTCCGCTTCAACGAGACCAATCTGAAGAGCGACGAGGAAGGCGGGCTTCTGCTCTTCCCGAACACATACGCGGACATCCGTCAGATCGATTCAAAGCCATACACGATTAGCGACGCTGAGAATGCTAACATCACGCGAGCCGTCTATAACTACTTCGCGGTCAACGAAGACATCCTTCAGTCGAAGGCCTTCGGAGATGCCTGGGCGGCTTTCTACGAGTCCGTAATAGAACAGTTTGCTATTCAGCTGTCCGAAGCAATGACGAAGACGATCTTCACGGATCGGGAGAGAGCATCCGGCTCTTATATCATTCTGACTTCGAACAGACTACAATACATGAGCACGAACGACAAGCTTCAGGTGTCGAGCCAGATGGCTGACCGCGGCATCCTCACGCTCAACGAGATCCGCGAGATCTGGAACATGTCGCCGATCAACGGCGGAGACGTGCGGATCATTCGCGGAGAATATTACAAAGCGAGCACAAGGCTCGAAGACATCCAGGAATCGGAGGAAGAAGAAAGCAATGCCAATTAAACCGGATAGAGAATACAGAAATCTCGGCAATTTTGAGTTAGATCTTGCCGAGGAGGACATCGTCACGGGCTACGCCTCGACATTTGAAACCTACGAGCTTTACAAAGACGGAGACCTGACCTTTTACGAGCGCATCGATCCGAGAGCGTTCGAAGGTGCAGATCTCAATGACGTCGTCTTTCTGAGAGACCACACTGGGCGCGTTCTGGCACGCACGAAGAACGGAAGCGTGCAGCTATGGACAGACGACCACGGACTCGCGCAGAAGACGAACCTCGGCCTCACAGAGGCATCGAGGGCAATGCTCGAAGACATCAGAGTCGGCAACTACTCACAGATGTCTTTCTCTTTCGTTGTCGCCAGAGATCACATCGACTGGATCGACGACACGAAGGCGGTCAGAGTCATCGACTCGATCGGCAAAGTATATGATGTGTCCGCGGTGGCATTCCCCGCGAACCCATACACAGAAATCGGGCTTTCTGCTCGATCCCTCTTCGACGGAGCGATCGAAGAGAGAACAGCGGAGCGACTGGCAGCAGCAAAGCGCGAACGCGCACGGAAGGCTTTACAGCTGAAAGTGCAGATCCTTAAAGGAGGAACTCATGGAAATTAAGGACATGAAATTCGAAGACATCGAGGAAAGACTTTCTCAGATCTCCGGAGATCTCGAGAAGGAAGACGCCGATGTCGACGCTCTCTCCGCCGAAGTGAATCAGCTGGAAGAGAAGCGTGCAGCGCTGAAGGCCGAAGCTGAGCAGCGCAAAGCAACCCGTGAGAAGGTTGCCTCGATGACTGCTCCGGCAGTCGACTCCATTGAAGACAGAAAGGAAGAGAAGAAAGAGATGGAAAAAGAAAAGAGAGCCGAGCTCGTTGACGCTCTGGCTGAAATGATCAAGGGACGCGCTACACCCGAGCAGCGCGCACTGCTGACAACACAGGTATCCGGCGGAACTGTCAAGGTTTCTGAAATCGTCGATGATTTCATCTGGACTGACTGGGATAAGAGCCCGATCCTTTCCAGAATCCGCAAGTCCTACGTACAGGGAAAGTACACTGTCGGCTATGAAGCTTCCGCTACTGGTGCAGTTAAGCACACAGAAGGCGACGAAACAGCTCCGGCTGAGGAAGTCCTGACTCTCGGCTATGTCGAGTTTATTGCCCAGTATTTCAAGAAGTGGATCAAGGTCTCCGATACAGTGCTCGCGCTGAAAGGCGAGGCTTTCATGCGTTACCTGATGGACGAGTTCGGACATCAGCTCGCGAAGGCGCTGGAAGACGCTACAGTCGCAGAGATTGCTGCGTCCACTCTGTCCGCTAAGGTTACTAACCCGATCGACAATACTGCCGTCATGGCTGCGTTTGCTCAGCTGAGCGACGAAGCTGCTAACCCTGTTGTTATCATCTCCAAAGCTAACTATGCTGCGATCATGAACGCACGTGCAACAACAGGCGCGAAGATTGAAGATCCGTTCAACGGCTTCGAAGTTCTCTTCAATAACACAGTTACCGGCATGCTGGTCGGCGATCTGGACGGCGTTGTCGCTAACTTCCCGGAAGGCGAAGACTTCAAGTTCATCGTCGATGAGACATCTCTGGCAGAGCATGACCTCGTGAAGATCGTCGGCAAGGTGCTCGCAGACATTCATCTCGTTCGCCCGAACGGCTTCGCAGTAGTTACTGCTGCCTAAATGATCGTTAAGATCCTGAAGGACACGACGATCACGGTTAAGGCTGGCCAGACTGTAGACGTCGACGACGAGAGTGCATCCTATGCACTGAAGCTTGGCTTCGTCGAAACGGTCACGCAGGATGAACAGCCGAAACCGGTAAAGAAAACAGTAAAGAAGGCGGCGAAATAACCGCCTTCTTTTTTCCAAAAGAAGGAGGAGAAACGCATGAGCGAAAACAACAGCAGCGAGGAAATGCTGCACAAAGTGAAGCTCGCGCTCCGAGTTTCCTACTCCAATTTTGACCAGGAGCTTACGGATCTGATCGACTCGGCGATGGCAGATCTGAACCTTGCCGGCATCAGAGGCGACAAGGCTGTCGAAGATAATCCGCTCGTCCGCAAGGCTATTGTCACTTACTGCAAGATGCACTTCGGAGAGCCGGAAGACTATGACCGACTCAAAGCTTCATACGACGAGCAGAAGGCTCAGCTCTGGATGGGCACAGGCTTCACTGTGTGGAGGTGAGCCATGCGGCACGATGTTCCTGTCACGCTGATCAGCGAGACCTACACACAGGACGCTCTGGGCATTCTGAGAGCGACGGAGACACCGACGGAAGTGTTCGCACAGATCACATCAGTCAGCGCTTCGGAGTGGTTCGAAGGTGGCCGTGCCGGACTGAATCCTGAGTTCAGGGCGGAAGTATACTCCGCCGAGTATTCAGGACAGAAGATCCTCGAGAAAAACGGCGTCCGCTACGCAATTTACAGAACTTACCAGTCGAGCATCGACCGGATTGAGCTGTATTGCGAGCTGAAGAAGGGAGCCGAGTAACATGCCCACGATGCACGTCGGGCGCGTCAAAAGTGATGAGTTCTCGCTATATGTCCAGCGAGCGCTCGAAGAGTGGGACGCTTCCGTCATCATTGCGGTCAATGTCGCAGCGAAAGAAACGGCAGACGAGGCGGCTGAAATGCTTCACTCTGCCGGAGATTTCAGCGGCAAGAAATACCGCAAAGGATGGAAGGTCACATCCAGGCAGAAGAGTCGCGGAGATGTCGAGCAGATCGTCCACAACAAAGACGAGTATCGACTGACGCATCTCTTGGAGTTCGGCCACGCAACGCAGAACGGCGGAAGGACTCGAGACTTTCCTCACATCGCTCCAGTCGCTGCCAAGTGCCCAGAAGTCTTCGAGCAGAAGCTGAAAGACATCCTCGGAAGGGAGTAAGAGATGAAAAGAGCGGAAATTATCGAAATGCTGAACAGCACAGGGCTCCCTGTCACCTATTTCCAGTGGCAGGTCGGTCAGGTGCCGCCGCTTCCGTATCTTGTCTATTATTACCCGATAATGACACCGGAGACGGCTGACGGCAAAAACCATGCGAGCGTCTATCAGTTCAATGTCGAGCTGTACACAAAAAACAAATCTTTCGAGACTGAGGATCTCGTGGAAGCTGCCTTCACAGATAAAGGCATCACTTTCACGAAGGACGAGTCTTACATTAACGACGAGCACATGTATGAAGTGCTCTATATCACGGAGGTAATCATAGATGGGTAGAGTCAGATTCGGATTCTCAAAACTTCATTATGCAAAGGCGACAGAAGGTGCGGGCGGTGCTCTTACCTACGGCACACCGGCAGCCATCCCTGGCGCGAAGCAGATGAGTCTGTCACCGGCTGGATCAACGATCAACGAGCCGGCAGATAACACTACATGGTACACATTCAATACGAACGACGGATATACCGGCACGATCGAGTTCGAGGACACGGCGGACGCTGACGCCTTCCTGACGGAGGTTCTTGGCCACACGCTCGACTCAGCCGGCGGCATTCTGGAAAAGGCAAACGACACGCCGGTCGAGTTTGCCGTCCTTGGGCAGTTTGAGCTCGCCGGAGGCACGGAAGTCGGAAAGCGCGTCTGCTTCTACAGATGCGTCGCTTCCCGACCCAATGTTGATGCACAGACAACAGAGCAGGGAAGCGTCACAGTCGCGACCAATGTCATTAACGTGACAGCGCTGCCGAGACTGAACGATGCAGCCGTCAAATACACGGCACCGAGCACAGCTTCGAATTATGCGACATGGTTCGACGCAGTGCCTGAAGCCTAAACACTGAGAGAGGAGAGAAACAATGAGAGAGACAGTCATGATAGACGGGAAGCCGGTGGAGCTGAAAGCCACCGCGTCAACGCTGAGAAGGTACAGGGCATGGTTCAACCGTGACCTGGTGAAAGACTTCAAGACAGTCGAGAAAGAGCTGAGAGATTCCGGAGGAGATGTCGCCAGCGGTGACGTCCTGGAAATCATTCAGAATCTGACCTATGTGATGGCACGGCAGGCAGACCAGAGCATCCCGGCAAACATTGACGACTGGCTCGATCAGTTCGATTCTTTCCCGGTTGAGGACTTCGCTGTCGATGTCGTCACGCTTTGGGCGAGATCCCTGAAAGCAGACATCGAACTAAAAAACGTGTGAGGCCGTCGGCTCGTCCAGAGTCTACGGCCTTAATTCTTTTGAGGTGCGTGCAGATCGGTCTTTCGATGGCTGATCTGGACACGCTCACGCTCGGCATGGTTTACGAGCTATTTGCTGAGAAAGCTAACGATTCCTATGAATGGGAAGACGAGGCAACACTGGAAGATATAGAAAACTTTTAACAGGAGGCGAGCATGGCCAACAGAATCAAGGGCATCACGATTGAGATTGATGGCAATACAACGAAATTGACTGACTCGCTGAAAAAGGTCGACACATCACTCCGTGACACACAGGCACAGCTCCGGGACGTGAACAAGCTCCTAAAGCTCGACCCGTCAAACGTTGACCTTCTGAGGCAGCGGCACGAGCTGCTCGGTAAAGCGGTAAATGACACGAAAGAGCGCCAGAAACAGCTGACGGAGGCTCTTGAGCAGTCAAAAAAAGCCGGAGACACAGAAGAAAACAGAAAGCAGCAGGATCTTCTCCAGAGAGAACTGATCGAGACGACCAGCAGACTGGAAGATCTTGAAAAACAATACAAGAAATCATCACCATCACTGCAGGCAATAAGTGCCAAAACTGGCGAGCTTGCAGAAAAAACGAAGGGACTCTCGACAGCTGCTGGACTTGCGGCGGGATCGATGCTCGCGATGGCAACGAAGGCTGCAGCTTCGGCTGACGATCTGCTGACAATGGCCAACGTGACCGGCCTGTCTGTCGAAGAACTTCAGAAAATGCAGTATGCCGCGCCGTTCATCGATGTCTCACTGGAGACGATGACGGGCAGCATTGCAAAACTCACGAAAAATATGGCTTCAGGATCTGAAGCTTTTAAGACGCTCGGCATTCAGATCACAGATCAGAACGGTAACATGCGTAACGCCACGGACGTCTGGTATGAAGCACTGGAAGCTCTCGGAAAGATCGAGAACGGAACAGAGCGCGACCAGATGGCGATGGAGCTCTTCGGCAAGAGCGCCATGGAAATGGCCGGACTTGTCGATGATGGTGGAGCTTCTCTCCGCGCACTCGGTGACGATCTGGAAGCAACCGGGACGATCCTCTCCCAGGATGGAGTCGAGGCAGCGGTCAAATTTAATGACCAGATGGACGAGCTGAAGGGAAAAGCCACCCAGGCATTTTTCTCAGCCGGTTCCGCATTGGCAGACAGCCTTCTGCCGGCACTGGAGAAGCTGATCGATGTCGTTGTCAGCGTTCTTGAGTGGTTCGGCAATCTGGACGGAACAACTCAGACGGTCATTCTGACAGTGCTCGGACTGACGGCGGCGATCTCTCCGGTGCTTGGACTGATCTCAACTCTGACCGGGCTGGCGGCAGGGCTAAACGTGGCCATGCTGCCGATGATCGGAACCATCGCCGGCATCGTGGCAGCCATCACGGCCGCCATCGCAATCGGTGTCGCACTGTATAACAACTGGGACACGATCAAAGCCAAAGCCAGCGAGCTCTGGCAGAGCATCACGGCGACCTTTGACGGAATCAAGAACACGATCTCCGAAAAGATCGAAGCGGCGAAGAACGCAGTCAAGACTGCCATCGATGCGATCAAAGGATTCTTTAACTTTAAGTGGGAACTTCCGAAGCTGAAGATGCCGCACTTCTCCGTGAAAGGCTCAGCAAATCCGCTGAATTGGCTCAGCCAGGGAGTCCCGAAGATCTCGGTCGACTGGTACGCGAAGGCGATGAACAATCCGATCATGCTCAACGGTGCCACGATTTTCGGCATGCAGAACGGCAGGTTCCTTGGAGGCGGTGAGCGTGGTTCCGAGATGATTGTCGGAAGGGACAGCATGATCAACATGATCAGAGCGGCGACGACTCCCGGCAACGTCAACGTCAGCGTTGTCGTCAATGGCAACGTGGACGACTATGATGCACTGGCGAACACCATCGCCGACAAGATCAACGACAGAGTCCTCAGGGATAATGAGGTATACGCATGATCAGGGATATTACTTACAACGGAAAGAGCCTCACAGACTTCGGCGTATTTGCCGACTTCTCCGAGGCTCTTAACACATCCGCCTATGTCGTGGATTCCTGGACAATACCGGGAAGATCCGGAGATCTTCTTTCCCCGGAAAACAGATACGAAAACAAAAAGAGATCCTTCCGGTGCTTCATTCGGAAGGATTTTCAAACAAACTTCGATAATCTGATTGACTTTCTCACGTCGACAAAAGGCACTTATCAGCGCCTCGAAATCGCTGCAGAGCCGGATGTGTACATGATGGCAGCGTTCTATAATGCTGTCAGTCCAGAGACGCATCCGTTCCTCAGATCCGGCACTTTTGACCTCGTTTTCGATTGCATGCCGCAGAGATTCCTTAAAATCGGAGAGCAGTCCATCCCGGTCGCTGCCGGCTCTTCTGTGACTCTGGCAAATCCCACACGGAAGCCGGCGCGGCCGCTCCTCAGCGTCTCCGAGATGACTTCCGGAGGCTCGATCGAAATCGGAGACCAGACGATCACGGTCGCCGCAAATAGTGCGAACACGATGCTGATTGACACAGACCTGATGCGTGCCTACATGGTTACGGCTGGCGGAGTCGTTCACTCTCTGGACGCATTCGTCACGATGCCCGACAACTATGTCGAGATCCCCGCCGGCCAGAGTGTCATCACAGCGACAGGCGTCAGCGTGTCAGTCACTCCGAGGTGGTGGAAGTTATGATTCCAATCATTGTCTCGACCGCTCCGGTCTATGTCGATGCTTTTCTGGTTGAGGATCTCTCAAACAGATCCGGAAGACTCCCGGAAGTCACGGCTGCGGACGTGTATGAGAGACTTAATGATCAATACACGGCTGAGATCACGGTGCCTAGGCTCGCACTCAATGCTTCCGGGCTTCAGCGCGGCGGGCTGATCCGCATGAAGGCCAATCCTTACCATGACGCCCAGCTGTTCCGCGTGAACAGAGTGAAGCGTCAGCTTGTCAACGGTGACATCGTTCTCTCACTGAATCATATCAGCTATGACCTGAATAAGCTCCCCACGGAGGTCTTCACAGCGACAGGCATCACGGAAGTCGTCCAGACCTTTAACGGACTGGCGGGTAACGTGACATATAACCCGTTCAGGATGACGACAACGCTGACAAACGAGACGAGCAGGCTGACCGTCGAGATCCCTACGCCGTGGCGCTCCGTCATTGGAGGCTCTGAGGGCTCAATTCTGGACGTTTTTGGAGGACAACTCGAATGGGACAACCTCTCCGTCAAAGTTCTCCAGAATCGCGGCCAGAAGCGCAACGTGGCGATCAGATACGGCGTCAATCTTATCGAGTTCACACAGGAAGAGAACATTTCCAACACATACAGCGGAGCGGTCGGCTATGTTGCGAAGGGAGACGACGCTGCCGTCGTTGGATCTGTTGTCTATGACGGGGAGGGCATCAACTACCCGCTCCTGAAAGTGGTCGATTTGTCTAACAAGGTGGACGACTCGACAACAGTGACGAAGGCTCTCGTGACGGAGCTGACGGAGGACTGGATAGCTGCCAATCATCCCGCGACGCCTCAGATCGGCATGACGGTCGACTTTGCAAGGCTTGCCGAGTCTGCGCAGTATCAGCTGCTCGCTGATCTGGAAGACATCAGGCTCGGAGACACTGTCGACGTCATTATCCCGGAGATGTCGATCAGCCAGGAGGCGACAGTGACAGGCATGCACTTCGACCCGATCAGAGAGAAGATCACAAGCGTCGAGCTTGGATCTTACCGTCCAAGGCTCTCGCAAACGATCTCAGGCATCAGCAAAACAACACAAAGCTCAGCGCTTCGAGCATATCCGCTCGGTGCTGTGTATCAGACATACAACTCAGTTAATCCCGCCGCGATCCTTGGCGGGCGCTGGACTCTGCTCTCCAACACCGGAGGGCTTTATTCTTGGAGGAGGAAAGCTTAATATGCCAATCACTAGGAATTTTACTCTTTATCTGAACGCGGGCATCTCCGTCGCTCCCACTGTGCACGTCAACCAGTCTGATCGCGGAGAACAGTGGATCTTTACACTTCTGGACGATAAGGGTCAGAAGTACACACCAAGCGACGGCGCTCTGATCGGTGTCAAGGCAGACGGACACGCCATCGTGGGCGTGACCGGCACGGTCGGAAGCGACGGAAATATCTATATCACTGAGACGCAGCAGATGACCGCAGCAGCGGGCAAAGCGATCTTCGAGCTGACGATCGACGGCATGACACACGGCACGGCGAACTTCATCGTCCAGGTCGAAAAGAAGCCCACAGACGACGCCGTCCTCTCCGAGAGCGACCTGTCTATCATCCAGCAGGGCATCGACAGCGTGACGCCGGCAGCAATCAACGAGACGGTCTCCGAATATCTCGCGGAACACATGACAAATCCGCCGATCGACCCGACGCTCACAGTCAGCAACGCAGCCGCAGACGCGAAGGTCACAGGTGACAAGATTACTGACTTAAAAAACGCCTTAAAAGATTTTGAAGGCGATACTTTTGAAACCGTAACCGGGAAAAACCTTTACAATCCGGAAGATACAACTGTCGGCTTTTTGCTCTCCGACGGTTCCGTTTCGGCGACAAGTTCTTATTCCGCTTATCTTACTTCGGGATTTATACCGATTGAAAACAACACAACGTATTTTTTCACCGAGAGAACTGCCGTTGGAGCAATTACAAGCACACGATATTCTTCGCTTCTTTATTCAGAAGATAAAACGCCAATAACAGAATCTTACCAAAATGTAGACGCTACAAGCGGTATTGCAATCGTGGTAAATGATGCTACCGCAAAATATATGCGTGTTAGCGTCCATTATTGGGAAGGAAGATTGCTTCAAGTTGAAAAGGGTGAATCAGCTACAAGCTATCAGCCATATAGCAAGGCATATAAATTGATTGCGGAACTTGGAGATGCACCTACCGCGCAAGTAGAGGAATTTATAAATAATAGCGGTTTGTTTGCAACTGAGATAGGGAAAAATTTAGTCAATTCTGAAAATTTAGTTAAAGGGGCAGTACAGTCAACAGGTGTAATTTCAACAGCAGGAAGTTGGGCAACGTATAGCACAAGCGATTTTATTCCTTTGGATGCAAACACAGATTATGTTTTCTCTACATTTTCGACCACAACAGGCAATTCAACAACAAATCGCAAAACCCTATTGCTTTATGATTCGTCGAAAACAGTAATAAATAATACCTATCAAAACGTTGATGGTGCGTTTCAACTTACTTTTAATTCTTCCGACAATGCAAAATTTGTTCGTGTATCTTCTTGGGCAAGTGTTTTATTTCAGCTTGAAAAAGGAACGACAAGAACGCCTTATGCCCCGTATAAAGCCGATGTTGTGTTGGGGATCGGATTAGGTGAAACTCCTATGAGACAGGCTCAAAGTTCAAATATTTTATATAGGAAAAAATGGGCGGTGTGCGGTGACAGCTTTACCAATGGCGCAACAAGTAATATGTTACCCGATGGGAAATATCAAGGATATAGAAAAGTATATCCGTATTTAATCGGCAATAGAAATAATATGGATATTGTAAAATTTTTTGAGGGTGGGAGAACGCTTGCTTTTCCCGCTGACCCGGGTACATTTACAAACAGCCTTACAAACCCAAATGCTGATTGGTATTATCAGAACATTCCTACTGATGTTGATTACATTACTATTTATCTTGGCATCAATGACGAACATCATGCACCCGGTTCAAGTGGTGGTGACGGAGAAGACAATACTGGCGAGATTCCAATTGGAACGATAAACGATAGTACAACAGCAACGTATCTTGGGGCATGGAATGTTGTTCTTACTTGGTTAATTTCAAATCGTCCGAACGCTCATATTGGGATCATTGTTACGAACGGCAACCAAAACAAGGACGAATACAGGCAAGGGCAAATCGCAATTGCAGAGAAGTACGGCATCCCGTACATTGACTTGAACGGCGATGCCCGGACACCTGCGATGATTAGGACGTCGAATCCGAATATCCCGTCTGTTATCAAGACGGCATTGATTCAAAAATGGGCAGTTAACCCTTCTACAAATACGCATCCGAATGATGCGGCACATGAGTTTGAATCAATGTTCATTGAAAATTTCTTGCGGAGCATCTAACTTAAAGGACACTTTAAGTCAGTGATCAGCAGACGAGAATCAGACGAGAAAGACCTATAAAAAAGACAATTCAGACAAGAAGCAAGACGAGAGGGAGACGAGAGTGTCTCCCTTTTCTGTTGGAGGAAAACAATGCTCAGCGATGAAGAACTGGCGGAGATATTCGCCGAATTTTTTGAAAGGTGGTGAGTCTTGGATGACCTTCAGGAAGCGGACAACGTGCCCAGATCCGAAAGATCCGGCATATTGCACGATAAAAGGCGGAGGGAAAAACCACTGCATCCAGGGGAATAAAGCCGGGAGAATTTACGAGTATTCAGTACTGCCGAATTGTGTCGGATATGTCCACGGCAGAGTGATCGAGCTCACCGGATCAGACGCGAGCCTCTGCCGTGGCAACGCAGAGAACTACTTCGGCTATAAGGACGGCTTCAGGCGAGGACATGAGCCGGAGGTCGGCTCTATCATGTGCTGGAGAAAAGGGAAGGCCGGCGACTCTTCAGACGGTGCCGGTCATGTCGTCTTTGTCGAAGAGAAAAAATCGAACGGGGACGTCATTGCCTCGGAGTCTGGCTGGACTGGCACGAAGAAAAACGGACGTTACTGGAGGCTCAGGACGATAAAAAGAGCGGGCGGTGCCTACACGATCGGATCGGCTTTCACCTATCAGGGCGCTATCTACATCTATGAAGCCGAGAAACCTGTCTTCCGGCTGTATAACAAGAACGGCGGAATGCACACCTTCACGATCAGCACAAAAGAGCGAGACGAACTCGTCAGGCGCGGATGGAGGCTCGAGGGAGTAGCATGGAGAGCGCCAGAGCACTCCGAAGTGCCTGTCTTCTCGATCTACAACCAGAACAACGGAGACCATCTCCTGACCGTCGACAGCACGGAGCGGAACAGGCTGCTCCGGCTGGGACTGGATGACGATGGTATAGAGCTCTACTCTGACACTCGCCAGCGCGTGCCGGTCTATCGAGTCTACAACAGGAAGACGGGCGAACACTTCTACACAACCGACTCGAGCGAATACACTCAGCTCTGCACCTACGGATGGAAGGGGGAAGGCGTCGCTTTCTATGCGGCTGCCAAAGGTTAAAATGGGAAATATAAACAAGATCTTCAACGGAAGAAATTCTTTCTGTGCAATTATCGGCCTCATCGGCGGCATCATTGCGACGGAGCTGGGAGGCTGGGATGTGCTTTTAAAAGCATTAGTTATTTTCATCTTCATTGACTATCTTACCGGGCTGATTGTGGCGGGAGTCTTCCACGCTTCCCGCAAAACAGAGACCGGAACTCTGGAGAGCCGGACAAGCATCAAAGGACTTTTTCGGAAGATCTGCATTCTGCTCTCCGTCTACATGGCAGTCCAGCTCGACCTGGTTATCGGCACGGACTTCGTACGTAACACGGTCATCATTTCATTCATCGCTTCGGAAGGCATCAGCATCGTTGAGAATTTTGGACTGATGGGTCTTCCCATGCCGATGATAATCGTCAATGCTCTTGACGTTCTCAAGAAGAAAGCAGAAGAGGACGCGAAGAAATTAAGAACAGACGAGCAGATCGTCGAGGAGGATGAGAAAAGCCTATGATCTGAAGAGCCTGACACTTAAAAAACTGAATAATTAAAAATCCTATAATCTTCGTACACTGACCGCTCTTTTACTCCTCGGAGCGGTCTTTTTTTTATTGCTTGCAAGTTACCGGCAAGTTAAACGGGAACAGTCTCGTGATACGTTTTTGATACGAAAAAGTCGGAAATCCATGAAAACCAATGCCGTAGAATAAACAAAAAAGCCTTTAAATAAAGGCTTTTGAACATCATTGAAACGTTCTGAAATTAACGGTTGTAGTACACAAATGCTGTAAAACACTGACTTTTTTGACTATGTGATACGAAAATGATACGTTTTTATCCGTTTTTCATCAGTTCGTCCATCGTTGCGACCATTTTATCCGATGTTTTCTTTAAGAGATGAGCGTAGACCTTGAGCGTCATGTTGATCGAAGAGTGGCCGAGCCAACGCGAGACGGCAACGATGTCACAGCCGGCATTGATCGCGTTCGTTGCGAAAGAATGCCGCATCTGGTGAAGAGTGATCCGCTTCACGCCGGAAGCTTTGATGGCTGCGCTCATCTGCGTCGAGATTGAAGAGTAAGGAAGATGCGTCTCGCCGCCGAAGAGCCAGGGACGCGACTCGTCTCTTGCTTCCAGGATCGGCTCTACGAACTCCCAGAGCGTCGGCGGAAGCGTCAGGACTCGATCAGATCCGGCTGTCTTCAGCGTGTCGAGGCCTCTGTCCGTGAGTTGCCGGGAGATATGCACGGAGTGCTTCTCCATGTCGAAGTCTCCGATCTGGAGCGCCGCAGCTTCTCCGCGCCGGAGACCTGTCCAGTAAACGAAATAGAAATAATTCCGATATTCCTGAAGCTTTACGTGGCCGATGAACAGATTGAACTCCGGCACAGTCCAGACAATCTCATCAGTCACTTTTTTATTTTCCTTGAATGTCTTCAACCCCGCCGAAGGATTCGGGAAATCGTAAAAGTCATGGGCATATTTGAAAATGCTTCTGACGACTTTCACGACGAGATTCTTCGTCCCGGGCATCAGATCCTTTTTTTCTCCGAGGCTGAGATACCACTCCATCATCATCTGGCGGCTGATCCGGCTGATGCCGGTGTCGACATAAGGGAAGTGCAGCTCAAGCATCGCAGTCTGTCGATCTCGTGTCCTCTCTTTCGGCTTCCTATAATCGAAATATTTCCCCATTATCTCGCGGAAGGTCACACGGCTCACTTCCGAGCCGCCTGTGCGGTGTTTCGCCTCATAGTCGAGCGCTTCCCTTTTCGTAGCAAATCCGCGCTTCACGACCGCTTTACGCGCTCCTGTGAGCGGGTCGGTCACTTGGAACTTGACGAACCAAGTGCCGCGCTTGGTGTCCTTATATGCCGGCATTGTTTGCTTCCGCCTTCCTAAGGATCTCGATCCAGCTGCAGCCAACAGCGTCACAGTATTTTTCGAGGTCTTCAACGGTGATTTTTGTGATTCCCAATTCCATCCGGGAAACGGTGTTTTTTGAACGGATGTCCATGCGGCTCGCTACCTCTTCGAGAGTGAGCCTTTTCAGCAGGCGCTGGCTTCTCATTTCAAAGCCGATTCTTTCATTGAGTGTCATTTTTTTCACCTCACGATTTCATTATATACGAAAAAATCCTAAAAAATGTTAAATAATCCTTTACATTCGGATAAATCCCGTTTAGAATGAAATCGTCCTAAGAAATAGGACAGGAGGAGAAAAACATGAAAAAAATATATGGAATTGACAAAACACAGCTCCGGCTCACAAAACTCGCACAGAATGCATACAACATCATCGATCCGATCTTGATCATCGAGAATCAGGACACGGACGGAAATGTCACCGGCTATAATCTCACGGGATGCCTTCATGGAAAAGGCATGACAGCCGAAGCGGTCAATGAGGCACTGGAGGCTGAGCTTGTGTTCAAGATCAAGCCGGAACATCTGGAAGCCTTCGGCCCGGATACAGACGAAGACACCGAGCTCGACATTTACGAGGTAAGAGACATCGCCAGAGGTTGGGACATGCCTGTTGAGGACGTGCTTTCTATGCTCATGATCGAAGGGATCTAATCGGCAAAGTGTATACATACTACACTTCACAAAACACGGAGAGGAGGTGAGACGATGAAGATGAGCCTTGAAGCGATTCGCGTGAACATGGGGAAGACTCGGTCAGAGATGGCTGAGCTGCTCAATGTTAATGTCGATCGTTACAACCGCCTGGCAACAGGCGAAAGCAAAATGCTCGCGACTGAGCTGATCCAGCTGCACGCCGTGAGCGGTGTTCCATACGAGAACATTGACGTCATGAATTGATTATTTTTTTGGGAATGAAGTCCTAAATAATAGGACAAGAGGAGATCATCATGAAAAAACTAACACAGCGCCAGGCGGCCGAGATCGTTAACGATCCGGCTAACTGGAGACCTATCGAGGTCACTCACTTCTTCAGATCCTACATCTTTGAGCCTGAGATCGGACTGGCATGGGTAAGAATTGACCACCGTGCAGTTCTCAATGTCGTTGAGATCATTGCTCACAAGGCAGCGCCGAAGGTCGGCTTCGGCTTCCCTCGCTATTACGAATACGACCAGTTAACTGACTCGCTCGGATTCGAATGCACGAAGAATCAGATCACCAACAAGCTGTGGAGAGAGGCGGGAAAAGAACATGCAGCGCCGTCGGAGTCGTGAGGAGCTTCTCACGATGCCATATCTGAAGCAGTCCGAAGTGGCTCGGCTTCTGTGCCTTCCCTACAACACAGCGAGCCGCGTCTACAGCAAGGCGCGAGCTCTGGATGATGAAGAACTCGGGGACATGGTTATCGAGCCGAGAAAGGCGCGTATGGCGTCCGTGCTGAGGGTGGCGGGCATCAGCTTCGAAGCGTTGAAAAAGCAAGTAAAGGAGATAAGACAATGACAGCAAAGAAGAACATCATGGACAGCATCATCAACTTCGCACTAACTGCGACATGGATCGCGGTCGGAATCATCGTCGTGCTCTACATCGTGGGGATTGATTTGTTATGAGTCCGAACAGGTGGAGAGACAGCGTCGAGGACATCATGGAAGAACTCGATGCAGCGCTTAGGGAACACGACAGCGCAACGGATGAGACGGATGAGATCACCGAGTCCGTCAGGGAAGCGTCCTACTATCTGGAGAAGGCTGCCGACTGTCTCGACAATGCCGGAAGCTACATGTTTTACACAGAGCCTTTCAAGATGAAGTGGAGAACAGACACTCCTGTCTCGGACGGCCTCTACTACATCCGGACGCGCACGCTCGACTGGATGAAAGGCGGCGATTCTTACTATTACGAAATCGCTGCGATCAGCTTCCGCAGAGGATTCTGGGGAGGAAACAAGAGTGCAGACACGATCATCCGGAAGTCGATGATTGACTGGTGCCCTGTCGAGCATGTCAAAGGAGGAAGAAAGTAATGACTGACATTTTCACATGGTTCATCATGGCTCTCGTGGCGCTTCTGAGTGTCGTGTCCGCACTGATGGCAGACCAGGCTCAGAAGAAGACGCAGAAGCTTAGCAACGACATCCAGAGGCTCGCTCGAGATGTTGACTGGTGCCAGAGAGAAATGGAGAAACAAGCTCGGATCTTCGTTGATCTGGACACGAAGAGGAGCAACGACAACGACAAAAACAAGGCGGACATCGACAAGATCCGCGGAGAACTGATCGACCTGATCAGAGTGAACCGGGACATCTGCCGGAGATATGTCCTATACAGAGACCCGAAAAGCGAGGAGGAAATCAATGCAGCTGACAATAAAGAAAAAGCCGTATGACGGCGACCCGGCAAAGGATCGAGACAAGTTCATCGGCGGAAGCGATGCCGGCGCGATCTTCGGGCTGAATCCGTATAAGAGCGCCTATCGGCTGTGGGCTGAGAAGACCGGAAAGGTCTCCTCAGAGATTCCGGACAACGACGCGCTCAGGACTGGAAGGGATCTCGAGCAGTATGTCGCAGAAAGATTCTCCGAAAAGACAGGGAAGAAAGTCCGCCGGGATAACACGACCTACTACGTGGATGAGTATCCATTTATCGCCGGGCATGTAGATCGGCGTGTCGTGGGAGAAAATGCCATTCTCGAGTGCAAGACAGCGAGCTCTTACCAGAATCCCGAATATGCTGCCGGGAACTTCCCGCCGCACTATTACGCCCAGTGTCAGCACTATATGGCAGTCACAGGAGCCGAGAAGGTCTATCTCGCTGTCCTGTGCTTCCCTCACCTCTATTACACGGAATACAGCCGCGACGAGAGGGAAATCGAGGCGCTCATCAGCGGCGAGGTCAACTTCTGGAACATGGTGAAGGACAACACGCCGCCGGCACCGGATGGATCTGACTCGAGCAGAAACACCCTCGACGAGCTCTATCCTTCGAGCAACCCGGAAAGGAGCCTCACGATGCCGAAGAACATCGTCACAGCCGTTGAGACTCTGGAGTCGATGAAAGACACGGCCAAGAAGCTCGATGCCGAGATAAAGAGCCAGGAGAACATCATCAAAGCCTTCCTCGGCGACGCTGAGACCGCAGTCGGAACAGACTGGGCTGTCACGTGGAAGACCTCGAAGCGGACGGGAATTGACTCCGCACGGCTTAAGAGGGAGCGTCCGGACATCTTCGAGCACTATCAGAAAACAACCGAAAGCAGAACTTTCAGAACGAAAAGGAGAACAGCAGAATGACAGAAAAGAAGCAGACATCCATCCAGGCAGCAACAGCTGCCGGAGGAAACACAGCAGTCCAGAGAGCTCAGAAGGTACAGTTTCAGGCTCTCATCAAAAACGCGAACGTGCAGCAGAACATTCTCAGCACACTCGGCGATGCCGCAAGAGCGAAGACCTTCACGTCCTCGCTGATCAGCGCCGTCAGCACGAACCCGCAGCTGAGAGAGTGTGAAGGTACGAGCATCATCTCGGCGGCGCTCCTGGGCGAGTCGCTGAACCTGTCACCGAGTCCACAGCTTGGTCAGTATTACATGGTGCCCTTTAAAGATACAAAGTCCGGCACCACGAAAGCGACCTTCCAGCTTGGTTGGAAAGGATACTATCAGCTTGCCCTGCGCTCCGGTCAGTACCGCAATATTGACGCCGTGGCCATCAAAGAAGGCGAACTGGATCACTACGACCCGATCACCGGCGAGATCTCCATCACAGCGATCGAAGACCCGATCGAGAGAGAAAACGCCAAGACGGTCGGCTATTATGCATATTTCGAACTTCTGAACGGTTTCAAAAAGTGCATTTACTGGCCGCGCGAAAAAATGGAAGCGCACGCTCTCAAATACTCGATGGGATACCGTGCAAAAAAAGGCTATACGTTCTGGGAGAAAGACTTCGACGCCATGGCATTAAAAACCATGTACAGACAGCTCATCAGCAAATACGGAATCATGAGCATCGAGATGCAGCAGGCATTCGTGAACGACATGACAGTCCAGTCAGCACCGGAGACAGCCGAAGACACTGCAGAACCGATCTACTTCGACGCAGAGACCGGAGAGGTCGCGGATGCATAAAAACGCGATCCTCGGAGTCGATCCGGGGAACACGGCGACAGGGTGGGCACTCGTTGACGCTGAGACGCTCCGCCCTCTCGCTATCGGAAAACAGGAGAACGATCTGGCTTATGCTGCCATGGTGGACGCCTATCAGGAACTGATGGAGAAGCATTTCCATCAGATAGATCTCTATGTCGGAATCGAGATGATTGCCTCATATGGGATGCCTGTCGGTGCGGAAGTCTTCGACACATGTGTCTGGATCGGCCAGCTGAAAGAACGCTTCAGGGGATGGTCAGCTCGGAAAGAAACAAGATTCATTTACCGGAAATCCGAGAAGCTCGTTCTCTGCCATTCGCCGAGAGCAAACGACTCAACGATCCGCCAGGCGCTCATCGACCGCTTCGCTTATGGGGAAAAGAATTACGGAAAAGGCACGAAGAAGAACCCGGGATGGTTCTACGGTTTCCGGGCTGACATCTGGGCAGCCTATGCGGTCGCCGTGACATACCACGATCTTTACTACTCGCAGATAGCTATGGAGGAGCGACTGGATGAATGAGAACGGATTTATTGTCTTGCACCGGAAGCTCCTGGACTGGAAATATTTCATGTTTTCTAGTGCGGTAAGCCTCTGGGTCTATATCATCATGAAAGCCAACTGGAAAGACGGCTATTTCCTAGGAACGGAGATTCCACGCGGTTCTTTTGCTACTTCCATCTCGAAGATAGCGGCGGACACTGGACTATCAGAGTCAACTGTGCGGCGATGGTTGAAACGGTTCGAAGATGACGGGCAAATAGAACGAAAATCGTCAAACCGTTGCACCATCATAAAAGTCAGTAATTACGCTACTTTTCAAGACTTTGCAGATGAAGGGGTGAACAAACAGATGACCGAACAGGTGACATGTCAAGTGACAGACCAGATGACCGAACAGGTGAACAAACAGATGACACCCAATAGAACAAATAAACAAATAAACAAAGTAACAAAGAAACAAAAAGACAGACTAGGGGCTGGCTCTTCTGGAAAATGGGAAAAGCCTTCCTTGATGGATGTTGTGGATGTCGTCCGAAACGAGAACCTCGAAGTCAATCCGGAGAAGTTCTTCAGATACTACGAAGCAAGGAAGTGGAGAGTCAAAGACGAACCCGTCAAAGACTGGAAGAAGCTTCTTCGAAGCTGGGCAGACAACGAGATCAGAGAAGAAGAGCAGACCGTCCCGCTGCCAAGCTACAGCCTTGAGGATGACAAAGAAATCGACTATTCGACAATGCCCGGAGGCATCGACGAAGACGACGAGGAAGGAGACTTCGAAAACTTATGATAACGAAAGACATGGAAAACTGGCTCGAGCGGAACATAGGTATCTCAGACTATCCGAGGGAGAACGGCATGGACAGCTACAGCTTCCGCCTTCAGGACTTCACAGACAAGCAGATCAGGAAGGTCATCACAACGCAGAAGATCCGACACCGCTGGCAGCTGCTCGCCCATCTCATCGGAACAAGCACAGACCCGGAAGTCGTCGCTCATCTCTTCGGAGATAAGGATGCCGCATCCAGAGCCGAGGACATCCGTCAGATCCGGGAGATGATCGACCAGACTGCCGAGGTCGAAGACGTCGCTGACGATGCCGATCAGCTCGACGGCTTGAGAGATTTGGACGGTTTTGACTTTCCGGAGGACTGAGGCGCTGACATGAAAGAAAAGACCGAAGAGGCTCAGCTTCTTCTTCAGGACATCCAGCACACGAAGAGACAGATGGCTCGGACGTTCAGCTGGAAGAGGCGGAGAGATCTTCTCCGCCATCTGGAGAAGGTGCAGAGGAAGCTCGACAAGATCGAGAGAGAGGAGATAGAACAATGATCAACAGAGTCATCATCACCGGCAGACTGACGAAGGACGTGGAAGTCAGGAAAACACAGAGCGGGCTGTCATGCGCGAACTTCACGGTCGCCTGCGACCGCTTCAGGAAGAAGGACGACCAGGAACAGAGCGCGGACTTCATCAACTGCGTCGCATGGAGGCAGGCGGCGGACTTCCTTGGCAGCTATGCACAGAAGGGCACGATGATCGGAGTGGACGGCCGCATCCAGACGCGAAGCTATGAAAATGCTCAGGGTGCGAAGGTCTACGTCACGGAAGTCGTCGCTGACAATGTTCAGATCCTCGAGACAAAGAAGGCAGCCGCGCCGTCCTCAGACAGGCCGAGAGGCACGGAAAGCTACAAGACCAAGGACATCTCGACATCTCCGGCGGACATCTTCAACGAGAGCGACATCGAGATCTCGAGCGACGAGCTGCCGTTCTAGAGACATAAACATCAATATATATAGATTTATGAATTTTATAAATTAACTTTTAGAAAGAGGAAACATGAGTAAAGGAAAACATGATAAGCCGGTTCGTTTTGATCCTGCGCGGTACAACAATGCAGTGAAAATCAAAGAAATCCTTGACTCTATTAGATTGACTGACAGGGAATTGTGCAGACGGATAGAACAGTTACATATTGTCATATCAACCGATGCACATACAGGAAAAGACCGCATAGTCACATGTACTCCTCAACATCTTTCTAATGCAAAAAGAAAAGGAGAATTATCACCGTCCATTCTAAATGCTATAGGGCAGGTGCTTGGAGTAGCACCGGAGTACTTGTCGGGTGGAGGAAGAAACTAATGAGCAGAACGCGAAATATTGAACGGATGTCTTTATATCCGAAGGACAGGATGCCATTTTTGAAAGATTGGGGCATCGCTAACCTTGACAAGATTGCCTTCTCAGATTACGGCAACGGTCTTATCACACTGTCGAACCTGTGCAGAAGGCTCGCAGAAAACAATAATCTTCCGTATGTGACGGAAGAACAGGCGCTCAACGAGTTCCAGATCTGCGGCTGGTTGAGATAGCGCCAGGGGAAAGAAGAAAGAAAAGGAGAAAGAAAAAAACATGAAGAAAATCGTAGAGATTTCCAGAGAAGACGCCATCGACCGTACGATCGGGGGCAAGGATGTCTTCGTCCTCAACATGCTCAGCTGCGTAACACCGCTTTCGGATCTGAGAGCGGAGAACCACTTCGTCATCCTCGAGGAAGTCGAAGAGGAACAGAAGGGACAACCGAAGAAAGAACTGGCGAAGAAGGAAGCAAAGCCGGCAGTCAAGACCGAAGGGAAGCGTGTCGACCACGGCAAGATCCGCGCACTGAGTAAAGCCGGATGGACGACGGCAGCAATCGCGGCGGAGATGAGAATCAGTCAGCCGACTGTTCTGAAGTACATCCGCCAGGAGACGGAGGCGAAAGAATGAGACCGGGACTTAAAAAGCGCAATGCCAGGTTGGCAAAAATCCGCAGAGAAAAAGCAAATCATTCCTCTGAAGTTTCCGAAGAATTTAAAGATGGGCTCGCTATGGGCAGAGCAGAAGCGTTACAGCATCCAGGAAGTAAGCTCTATAGAGCAGAGGTTGTTCTCGACTGGCAGGCGATGCTTCTTTCGTTTGATGAACGGCAAAAGATTGCAAAGACAATGCTCTCTAAGAAACTTATAGACGCGGTAAAGGATCACATTGACATTACAGTGCGTGGAGACGGAATCACAGAGATATGGTAAAGAAGAGAGGAAAGAAGAATGACAAACAGAGAATACATGGCACGGCTACTTATCGATCCTGACTTGGTTGATGATGGTGGGGCATCGTATGAAGCAATGGTGTATTACAACATTGACTGTCCGTACTTTGCAGGAGACAAAAGAAAACACTGCGGTGAAGGAAAAGAACCGAACAGAGACAGATGCAGTGAGTGCAAGATGGAATGGCTTGAAGCAGAGGTTGATGAATGAAGTGGTTGGTTTATGCTTTCTATCCGCACCTTGGTATTCCTGTTCGTGTACTTGACTTCAATCAGAAAGACGAGTTGATTGATTATGTTCGCGGTCTGCGTATGTGTGATACAGCATATGCGGTTCAAGATGTGACAAACAGGAGCAATCCGAAGACGATTGACCTTATGACATCTGATGAAGTCGGTAGGGATGAGATGGCTCAAATGCTGAAAGAATGGGCAGAGAGGAAAGAAGAATGTACGCAATAATTAACCGACGCACACGGGAATGGGTATACGGAACTGATTATCGGTATCATCCGGTACGGCAAAGAACATCTGAAGACAGAGCAATGATATTTCCGGACTTTGAAACAGCAAAAGCGGAATTTATGAGAAGACGATGCGGAAAGGATTATGCTATTGTTCCTGTCAGATTGGAGGCGATTGAAGAATGACACTGGAAGAGGCAATCACGATTGTTCGTGAAGAGTATCAAAAAGCGATTGATTTGCCGTGGGTATGGTCTCCGATTGCTTACGCAATGTATGAAGCGTGGGAAAGAGTCGACAAAGCAGAGAGGCAGAAAAAGCATGACGAGAATAAAAACGCCTGACGAGTTCCATGTCATGGACATCATCGAAGCAAAATACAAAGTATCGCTCTTCGCCAGGACGATAGACGGGACGCATCTTCTCAGCCAGTATAGTCCGTTTTTGATAAATGTCTCTTGGCCTGAGGAGACGACAAGACCGGCTTTCTATGATATGACAGTAGCGAAGAATGAGCGGACTATCCCGGTGTTTTCCGGGCGGAAGATGACACTGGACGAAGTCCTGAGAGTGTTCGGCCGATATTGCAAAGTTAAGAGCGTGGAAGAGCAACAGCTGCGGCTCTTCTGAAAGGAGTGTGATGCCGATGGCAGAGATGACGCTGGAGCGGCTTCGTGCCGTCAGGGGAACACAGAAAGAACTGGATGAGATTCAAAGGGAAATAGATCTTCTTTATTTCCCGATCAGCTCTCCGAACGGACGGACGAGTGAAAGCTTCGGCACAACACCGGGAGATCCAACGGCCTCGGCTGTAGACCGCATCCTGAAGCTAGAGCAGAGAGTGATAGAGCGCCGGGACGCTTTGGCTGCCGAACTGGAAGAAATAGAACAATGGCTTCAAGATCTTCCTGATCGGGAGCTGTGTGCTATCATCCGAGCGCACTATCTCCTCGGCGATAGCTGGGCGAGATGCACGCAGAGGATTCTGACCTATGAGAACAGCGACACGGCAAAGATGCGGGTGTATCGTTATTTCAAAAATAATTAAGTGAGCCGTCGCGATACGGCGACCTGTGCTATTTTGTAATCGGTGAAAAAGGACGTAAGGCTGGCGTCCTTTTTTCGTGGGACGGAATGCCGGAGCGTTTACCGATCAAAGTCCCAGGCATGATGATCTCCTTTTCTTTCCCCACATAAAAACCACTCCGGCATTTTTATCAAAAATTTATGAAGGATTTTTCAAAGGCATTTTACAAGAGCAAAGCATGGCAAGCCGTGCGGGAGAATGCGATGCAGCGGGACGCTCGGCTCTGTGTCGACTGCCTTGCGGAAGGTCGCTACACTCCGGCGGAAGAAGTTCACCACATCAAAGAGCTGACACCGGAGAACATCAGCGACCCACGGATCTCGCTGAGCCTGGACAACCTTGTCAGTCTTTGCCGGGAGTGTCACAAGAAGAGACACGGCGCTCATGCGACACGCTACACCGTGGACGAATTTGGGCGCGTTTCCATCCGCTGACCCGCCCCCCAAAATGAACGTGTTCACGTATGCCTTGGAGAC